CCAAGGGTTCAAGTCGCGCCGAATACATCAAAATTCGTGTACATCCAGCATGGCGCAAGTTTTATTGGCATCCACCACGGCGACAGGATCAAGCGAAGCCAGATTTACGAGGCGATAACCCGCGACAAGCGAGTAGAACTTGGCCAATCGGAGTTTGTGTACTTCTGGACAGGCCATATCCATCACAAAACGGCAGAGGAAATCGGCATGTGCTTGTTTGAGTCTTTCGGGATCTTGCCGCCACCAGATCAGTGGCACAGCGACTCAGGGTATGGTGCAGCGCGAGAGATGCAGTCAATCATCATGAGCAAGGTTGACGGGATCGTGGCCAGAAATGTCTGCGGTATCAAGATGGCAAGACAGTACGACAATGTATTGGAGATTGAATAATGAGCGCGTTCGACAGTCAGGTTGGCGGAAATCATTACAAGTCGTTTAAAATTCAGCCTATAGAATTCATACACATCAATGGGTTAGGATACATAGCTGGAAACATTATTAAGTATGTTTGCAGGCATCCATTAAAGCATAGCAGCGGCATCGAAGACTTGAGAAAGGCTCGCCATTACATTGACATGCTAATTGAATCGGAGATGAAAAAGGAAGCATTTGCGAGAAATCGCACCATTGGAGATGATCATGAATGATCAAGAAAACGATTTAGTGATTGATGCGGCTTTGAAGTCGATTGCTCGCTATCAAATGAGCGGTAGTATAGCTTTCCTTGAACGAGCCAGAGATACAATTGATGACCTAATTGATCACCTGGCCGATCAAGTGGTTGGTGAGTCGCACCTAACGCCATACGCGCAGCGGTGCATTGACGATGACTGCGTTATTTGCGATTAACCCATTCTGCTAGGGTTGGCAATCGCTTTCCGGTGGTAATGTCTCCGCCAAATCCGTTGTCGGCGTTTGAACAGTACACTTCCCAGTCAATCATCTCATTAACTGAGTATGTTTCCACTGCGATTTCATTCCTAACCGACCTTGCAATCATTTTCTCTGTTTTTGAATAAATGCAATTAATATTCATTAGTTCCACTCCTCAAGTATTTCGGCCAGCTCACCGCGCTTCTCACACAACTTGCCATTTTCATCCTTCGTCCGGATGTTGATTTTCTTGCCAATGAGCTGATCAACGCTCAAAAAGCAAGTAGAAAACGAACCTGTTGTCCCGTCAGCCAAAACTACTGTATAACTTTTGATCGAAATCATTTCTTTCCCCTTGATGTCAATGTTGTCCACGCCTTAGCCGCCGTCTGCGGCACTACTCCGTTTCCCAAGAGCCTAATCCTGTCCACCCTGTCGGCACACCCATCAACCACTCGACCCACTCTGGGTTCAGGTGGCCAACTTTGTTCTTGTCCCCGCTGTAGTGCTGTACCGCCACATCCAAGGTGTCGAAGCTGGCTTTCCCGTTCCGTATCCTCCCGCCCTGATAGCCACCCTTGTGATCCCGTGCTGATGGTGTCGGCCAATTCCTCACTGCCATAGAAAGAGGCATCCCGCCCTGTGCGTATTTCTTCGTTCTTGAGCTCGCGCTGTCCGTTGTGACTGTCGGCCACAATATAGACTCGCTTTCGCTGATGAGGTGCGCCGACTTCAGACGCACTGAATATTCCCCACGTTGCGTCGTAACCTGCGCCTTCCAAATCGCCAATGACCTCTCTGAGTCCAAGGCTGATGTGTCCTTCGACGTTTTCAAACATGCACCGAACAGGTCTAATTGATCTGATGTGGTCGAGGATGTAGGGCCAAAGATGTCTGGGGTCTTCGGTGCCAAGTCGCTTTCCTGCTGCTGAAAACGGCTGGCACGGGTATCCTCCAGTAATGATGTCAACGCAGTCTCGAAAGAGATGCGCTGGGAAGGTTTTAAGATCCGTGAAGATAGGCGCTGGAACCAACTGACCCGATTCCATCTTTGCGACCAAGTTCGCAATAGCGAAGGCTTCGATCTCCACATAAGCGATGACTCTATGCTTGACCCCAGCAAGGTCAAGTCCTCTCTCGATTCCACCATATCCTGAGCAAAAGCTGATGACAGTTGGTAATTCTTCGGCAATATCCACATTTTATCCCCTCTTACTTTTTGATTTTGGTAGCCATCGGCTTCTTCTTCATGTCCCGAGTCCCTTCAACCAGGGCAGCACCGACATACCACAACAGCGTAAAGATCATCATAACTTCCACCAGTTCGACGTTGCTCATTTTAACTCCTCGAATATCATTATTATTATTACCAAGATTAATGCTAAAACTAATTGGAATGGATCATTTAGCATAACTTCTGCCTCGGTGATGGGGCCGAAGCCCCGGTGGATTATTATTTGATCAGCTTTGGCTCAAATTCTTCTTTGCCATCCATGATCAGGTAAATGTCACCTTTAAAACCTTCTTCCTTGATCATCTCTTCTGCTTCTTCCAGCGTGTTCGCAGAAATGAACAGTCTCCAATCAGAACCTCCTACCAAGTGTGCCGCAGACCCTATCAAAGCGTAACCTCTGAATCGCAAAACTTGCTCGCCGTAAGTGCCTTCGTTGATTCTTTTTTCGATTGCTTGGATGTTGTTCATTTTTTTGTCCCTTCCCGTTTCTGTTGTGATCAGTATATCGGGTTTCACCCTAAAGTAAAAGACTTTCTATACTTATTTATAAATAATCTATATTAAGGTGCAAATTAGGGGTGGGTTCTGCTTAGCAGCGCCCTAGTTGCTACAGCTACACTTGCTACATTTGCTACGGTTCGCCGGGTAAACAATCATGCTAGACGTACGACAATTATGATTAACGTACGAGTGACATGATTAACATTTGGCAAAAGGTGCAAAGTAGGGTTCTTTATATGTACGCCCTATCAACAACACTTTATCGCGCATGAAATTGCAACAATGGCACAAAAATATGCGCCAAATAGAGTCGTGATTTAAGGGTATCCATAGGGGGTTGTTTCATAAGCTATACAATGTATAGGGTATGGCGCAAAAACGCCTCAGAACGGCTTAGAATGCGTCTGTGGATGATTGAGTGGCGGGGAATGCTACAGGCACAAAAAAGCCCGCGTTAGCAGGCTAATTTGTTGGGAATAACTTGGCGGTGACCCCCTATAAAAAGATGAGTGTTGAGGAATCGAACCTCATGCTGTCGGATATGGGGGAAGGGTCAGCAGTCACAGACACACTCGCGATCATTGTCCAACAGTTTTGGATGCAATACCAGCCCAAATTGCTACGCACATGCCAGCGACCAGTGTTCCGATCAATGCCATTGACCCGTGATCGGCCAGTTTACGCATGCGACGGCCAAATCGAAGGTCTTCCCTGAACTCCTCGATGCTCTCTGGCTTGTCAATATCAACGCCGAGTATGGCGAAGACTTTCTTCACAGCTTTGTCCGCAATATCTTGGTTGGTCTCATATGAAACATCCGCATAACTTCGTCTGCCGGTCATCTTCAAGTCCTATGCGGCAGAGCCGTCATTAGTCATGGTTAGTAGTTATTGCTGCGGTCTTTCGTAGACGTTCAGCTCAGTCTGGCGACGTAGTAGCTCTTCAAGTGCCGCGATTGCGTTCTCTTCATTGATGCCGCGAGACTTATCATAAGCCTGTTGGGCGATTTTAAGTCCAGCAGTTAGCGCATCACTTCGAGCAATATCAACGCCACGCTCAACATTCTGCATGATACCCTTTAAGCTAGTATCGGCAGTTGTCCCGAACATCCTGTCAATCTCATTAGCGACAATCACTTGGTTGATGACGCTATCCTTGATATTCAAGCCATAGCTAGAGGCAACTTGCTCCATAAGATCCAAAGAATCCATTAGGCTAACGCGGCTACTGTAGTTGCTCAGTAGCTTGCGCGACGCGGTTCCAAGTGACTTGTCAGCGTTCTCGCTCTCTAAATCAATTTGTGATCCGATAGATTTTTGAAAATCGTTTAATGCGCCAATACTATCCGCGTACTGGGCATTTGCCGCCGCGTACTCTGGAAACTGCTTACCCAGCGCGGAATTTAATCCGCGACGCAAATCTTTTATCACTCGCTCTGCCTGGGCTGTGAGCGCGTTCGCCCTCCTTGGGCCATAGTTTATTTGAGTGTCCAAATATCGTTTTAGGCGATGAACATCAAATGCGGTCTTTGGCGCGTCGGTGTCAAACATTCTCCGTAACACTGTATTAAGGATTTTGCTTGCTCCAGCGTCGCCTTCTACATCCGAACCCCTCAAACTTACAACTCGTTTTTTTACCCCACCCCTTGTGATGTCCATCGTCTTTATGCCTAGCTTATCAAGCGCGGCCTCAAATTCAGAAATTGCTGGCCAATAATTTACGGGTTGTTTTTTCATAACGTCATTGGCAATTCTGTCTATCTCTTGTCCACTTTTATTTTGCGAGTCAACCAGGAACTTGACCCTTTCGTCGATTGTCCTGCCGATAACGTCTGTTGGCCTGAGTAGCGCCCGTTTCTCTTCGTTTGATTGTATAGCCTTGTACAAATCCATCATCTGCAGTCCGGCGCGTCGGTCAGCGTCAGATCCAGCCTTAATCGCAGCCACAATACCGGGCCTGCCACCTTGCCTAATGTAGTTCTCGGCCAGTTGATCAGGGATAATCTTCTCGGAACCCTTTGGCCCTTGGATAAAAACCGAAGCATTCTCAATGTTGTATGGCTCTTCGGCTAACTTCGCAGCCCTGGCTGATGTTGCTTGCTGTCGAGTCGCTGCCATTTGCTGGGGTATTGTCATCTCCTCGGGTCTTGGAGCGGGACGGACACCCATGCCGCCTTGTGGGCCAGGTACTTCAGGCCCAGTACGAACACCCATTCCACCAGGTGCGCCAGCGGCAGTTGTTGGCAGAATAGGGCCAGCCTGTCGAGCAGCTTGTCCTGCTGCGGCCAGTTCCCCAGTTGCTCCAGCTAGTGGTGCAAGGTATCGACCAGCAAACTCGCCAACGGCTTGGGTCATCTGCTGACCTTCTTGGGTTCTAGGCTTATAGGTGTACTCAGCCGCGCTCTTCATTGCAGCCTCTTCTATCCTCTTCGCCGCTTCTGGTGTGCCGAATTGACCACTGGATATTTCTTGAGCCAGTTGCGTCAGAGTGCCGCGAACCATTCCCCCAGCGCCTGTTGTGGCTCCGGTTCCAATGGCCAGTATTGTCTCATCAATGCCCTTCAGCGTGTCCTGCAGTGTAGGCTCAGGACGTTGCGCTGGCTGCTCGATGTACTGACCTTCTGTCCCAATGCTTGGGTCAAGCCCAGGTATCTCTACAGCCGATTCCATGCCGCCGAATTGTGCGCTGCCAGGAAACTCTTGCGGCGCGACAACTTCATCGACGGGCATAAGTGTCCCGCCCATTTCTAAAGCTAGAACTTCATAGTCAACATCGGGCACAATTGTCCCGCCCATTTCTAGGGCCAGTGCTTCATAATCAACAGCCATTTATAACCCAGCCTTTGCGCGGAACGCATCTGCTTCTGCTTGGGTGTTGAACGCGATAACTCTCCCGTCTGGAAGGCTTACCTGTAACGGGGATGCGGCAGGTGCTTTTTCTATCACATCAACAAAAACGTCAGCAGGGTTCAAGCCAAGTCGATCAACGATCCCCTCCATTGACGCGCGGGTCTTGGCCCCATCCTTTTCTGCAGCTTGAAGGTACTGTTTGGCTAGGTTGACAAACGTCACACGCTGACCGGCAGTCAAAAACTGACCTCCTTGCGCCTTAGTTAACAGGTTCTCCAACGATGTCAGCAGGCCACCAGTGTCTCTGGCTACAGCGAACTCAGACTCTCGAACAGTAGAGCCAGGATCGAGCATCTTCATGAATGAAGTGATCAGCGCAACATCACCAAGACCCTCGCCAATCTTGGCAGAGGACTCCATCTTCGCAAAGTTGACGCGCCCGGCAGTGACATCGCCAGTACGCTTGTTGTACTCAGTTCTCAAGTCCTTCGACGCGGAATAACGCTTTTCGGGATCGTATATCTTTGATCCAGGCGCTCCAGCCTCAAGGATAAGAAGATTCTCGCTTGTGTCAGGTGATAAGCCAGCACCACGATATGATTTTATAATCTTTTGGGTTTGCTCTGGGGGGATGCCCATATTCGTGCCGAGCTGTATCAACTCAAAGTCCTGCTTGGCGATTAAACCAGGCTGCAATGCTGCCTCGGCACCAACCTTGCTGATCTTCTCGTAGATAGACGCAAACTGTTCTGGGCCTGCTGCAGCGGCAACAGATAGCGCAGCGGCATCACGCGCAGCATTCGGATCAATTGCGATCTGATCCATCAGTGCCTGTGCGCCAGCGGCTGCAGCATTGTCATTTGAATTCTCAGCAGCCGCCTTAAACCGCTCCAATAAAGCCGTAGCCGTTTCTGGGCTATTAGACTTCAATGCCGCCAAGACTTGAGTGGCCTGCGTCAGCTTTACCTGCTTCGCTTCAGAACTAAGCATTTCAAACGGCTCTTTGAGAGTTGCGCCAAGGGTCGGAAACTGTATCATTAGTTTCTGATAGTCTTGTGCGCTCGGGTTCTTCCCAAGGCCACCCAGTGCAGTTTGAAACTCCAGCTTTTTAGCTTGAGCCTTCTTGTACTCATCAACCTTCATCTGGTTCAGATCAAAGGTCTGCTGACCAATTTGCTGCTGCTGTTTCGCTGCTTGAATAGCTCCAGCATCCTTAAAGCCCTGCATGGCCATAGAAAGCGGGTTTGCTGTCTGATAACTTGAATAATCTAGTGCCATGATGGTTTCCTATGGGCCTGGTAGAACAGCACCCGGCGCACCGGGAACAGTTACATAACTTTGCGGAACTGATGGAGGAGGTGTTGCCGACGAAGCAAACGGGCCATAACCCTGCAATCCCATGCCACCCAAATACCCGACAGATCCAGCAACATTGCCCCAGGCTTGACCTTTAGCAAGCTGTGCTTGTGCCTGTGCTTGACCAGTGTTCGTCAATGCAGTACCAATGTTAGACGCCATGTTCATGCCTGCCGCACCGACACCAGCACCAGACGCTTGGCCCATTTTTGCAAGATTCAGTGCTGCGCTTCCACCAAAGTCAGCCATACCGCCAAGTTTGGAATACTGGTTTTCGATCATCTGAGATAGAACCGCTGGCCTGAACTGCGCCAGTGCAGCTTGGATATTTCCACCACGAAGGCCGCCAGTTGCTGATGCGTTCTGCAGTATCGCGTTCTCGCCTTGGCGAACTTGCTCCAAGTACAGCGGTGACTCCTCGATTCGATTGATAGCCTGCTGTTGAGCCTCTGCGCCAAACATTCCAATCAATGCTTGCTGCTCATTAAGTGCCGGTTGAGCAATAT